TGAAAGACCTTGAAAAACTTCTTGAAGACATTTGTAGGCCATAAATTAAAATGTACACTTCCCTTCTCTAACAAACCCATACCCAACCGCCTATAAATTAGTATTTTACAGCCAATTTATGACAAATGCCCACCGAAATTAATTTGTGCAGTTGTGTAAATTTGGTTTAATTCCGTGTCAATTTTAGAGGGGAAAGGGACGCGGTTGTGTAAATTGTGTGTAAACCGAACGAAATTATGTGTATATTTGCAGGCGTAATTGGCTGAAAATACGGCTATATACGACTGCTGGAGCGTGTACGGCGCAGGAACGCCCAAACGCCCGCGAAAAGCCCTTTAAACACCTCTTAAACACACCGAAGCGAAGCACCCGAACAAGGTGCTTTTTTCGTGTTTGTACACGAGTTAGGGTCAAACTGGGGTCAAAAGTAGGGTCAAAATTGGTGCGACTTGCACCCCCCGAAAGCGAAAAAAAAGCACGAAAACGGCACTTTTCGCACCGAGTTGCACCCCCGATTAAAAATATTGACCGCGAGAAAGCATTTTGTTTTGCTTGTAATGCGCTGATTTGTAGGTATTTGTGCTGTGGGGTGGATTTTTGCGGTTTAAAGGCGTTTCTACCTATATATAAGGGGTTACTTCGACTGTGTATCTTTGGTTATGCTCTTTATTATCTCGATCAGTTCGCCTTGCTGACGGATCAGTTCCGCGTGCTGGTCTATCAGTTTCCGGTTTGCTTCGAGCAGACTGTCCAGACGCTGTGTGCCGTTGTCGCCGGTGCTCTGGTGTATGTCCCCGTTCATTGTTGCCGTGTTGTGATGACCGTTCACATTCTGAACCTGCGAGCGTAGCATTTCACCTTCGCCGGTAAGTAACCATTCTGCGGATAAGTCTGGGTAAATGTTCAAAATTTTGGAACAAACAGAACCGCCAACTTCTGATTTTAAACCTACACTGCTAAAATTAGACTTAGAAATACCAATTAAATTCAAAATTTTTTCCTTGGTATCTCCTTTGATTTCAATAACTTGTAAAATTCTTTGCTTTATTGGTGCAAAATTTTGTATTTTTTCTTGCATAGTTCAAAATTTTGTAATTATCTTTGCAGCGACATTCAAATTGAACATACGGCGTAAAAGTATAAAAAGAAACTGATATGGCAAAAACGATTTTGATAGACCACGGGAAACGCAAGGAACTGATGAAGAGTTTCAACTGTTGCTACCGTACAGTAAGGCAGGCCCTGAACTACGAGACCGACACCGAATGCGCCCGCAAGATACGCACACGCGCCAAGAAGATGGGTGGAATTGAATACGAGAACTAAAAATAAAACAGAGATGAATACTTTCGACAAGATTTTCAGCCTAGCAACAATGCTATTGATGGCAACGCTCGCAATCGTTTGTACGGTATCGGCTATATGCGGATACTGGTGGCAAGGATATTTGGCACCGTGCTGTGCGATCTTCGCTGTAATGTCGTATTTCGACTACAAGAGAACCAAGAAGATTGAAGCGGATCGCTGGAAACTTAACAGAGAGAACAAGTAAGGAGATTTGACGATGTACGAGATGGTAGATGGACATACTGTTATGACTGTTAACGACTGGCTGAGGTGCGGACTGACGATGGATCAGTTCAAGAACGACAGCAAGCGCGGTCAACTTGTCATTTACCGCCGTAGCACAGGAGGCAACACGCTGATAGATGTGCTGTCGATTCGCCGACCGGAACGCCGCCGCAAGATAGAACTGGAAATGGGCAAACTGCCCAAGGATGCGCTCAGCAAGGTTCCGTCAATCTTCACCGTTGTGGCCGACACCGATGCCATAGCCTACTACACCCAGTACACCGACGAGCGCGGTCTTCGTCTGAGCGACGACACCGCACAACTGTACGCCAACGGAGCGGCAGTGCTCAACACGCTGATAGCCGCCCGCCGGCAGATGATAGAGAGTAACCTGAAAATCAGTAAGAAAATCAATATGGAAAAGATGTACGAGAGTTTCTCACGCTTTGCCGAGGAGCAGACCGAGTTCCGCAACGCCCTGCCGCGCAACGCCCGCCGGCTTCGCGAGAAGATGGAGGAATACAACAATGGCGGAGGTCGCGACTACGGATGCCTTGTGAAGCGCAACGCCGTGAGCGGTGGCACAAGCGGAGCCGCCAAGATAAGCGAGAAGGCTGGCCAGTGGCTGGTGGCAAGGTTCGCTACGCCGATAGACAAGTGTACGATGGAGCAACTGTACGACGAGTACAACGCCATAGCACCTGTGCGCGGATGGAAGGCTGTGGAGACCGTTGACACGATCCGCAACTATATGAACCGTCCCGAGGTGAAGCCGCTGTGGTACGGAATGCGCTACGGCGAACTGAAAAGCAAGGAGAAGTACGCACGCCAGCACCGCACATTGCTTCCTGAGGTACGCGATGCGCTGTGGTACGGCGATGGTACGAAGTTGAACTACTACTACCTTAACGACAAGGGCGAGGTTGCCACTATCAATGTGTACGAGGTGGTGGATGTTTACTCGGAGGTGCTGCTTGGCTACCACATAAGCGAGAGCGAAGACTACGAGGCTCAGTACTACGCCTACCGAATGGCAATGGAAATGTCGGGATGCAAGCCCTACGAGATTCGCTTCGACAATCAGGGCGGTCACAAGAAACTGGATTCGTCCAACTTCTTTGCCAAGTTGACACGCCACGCCATACCCACACAGCCCTACAACGGCAAGTCGAAGACCATTGAGAGCATATTCGGACGCTTCCAGAGCGAATTTTTGCACCGCGAATGGTACTTTACAGGGCAAAATGTTACCGCCACCAAGAAGGAAAGCCGTGTAAACATGGAATTTATCCTTGCCAACAAGGGCAATCTGCCCACGCTTGACGAGGTGAAGCGCAGATATGTACAGCGCAGGGACGAGTGGAACAACGCACCGCACCCCGACACCGGCCGTCCGCGTATCGAGATGTACCGCACGAGCGAAAATCCGAACGCACAGAAACTTAACGACCTTGACCGTCTGGGCATTTTCGGCGTGATGACGCAGAAGCCGTCCAAGTACCGTGCAAACGGCATTGAAATACAGGTTAAAGGTCAGAAATACGCCTTCGAGGTGCTCGATGCGCACCAGTTGCCCGATATGGAGTTCATACGCAACAACACCGACCGCGAGTTCTATGTGGAGTACATTCCCGACGATATGAGTTACTGCGGACTGTACACCAAGAACGCCAAGGGAGAGTTCGTTCTGGTAACGGCAGCGTCGAAGTTCATAGAGATACACCGCGCATTGCAGGAACAGGACGAACTGGATGCAGCACTTATCCGCCACGTTGAGCACGCCAACAAGCAGATGCGTCTCGATCTGCGCGAAGAGATAGAGAAAATCCTTGAAATCGAGGGTCTGCACCCTGCACAGCACGGACTTGTGATGCCTAAACTGAAAGGCAACTTCTCCAATGTGAAGAATGAAGACCGTCCGCGCCAGAAGGTTCTTGCCGGAAGCATTGGCAAGGCACTGAAAGAGGAGAGTATGGAGACTGAATTTGACTATATGAAGGAATATTAACGAACTAAAAATAACGGATTATGATTACAGAGATTGAAAAGACAAACATTTGCGCGGCACTAAGGGAATACTGCGCACAGAAGGGCAGCCAGAACAAGGCGGCCAACAGCCTTGACGGAGTAAGTTCCGCAACAATCAGCAAGATGCTTGCAGGCGACTGGGAACTCATAAACGAGGTGATGTGGCGTAGCGTGGCAGCCCAGATAGGCTACGCAAAGAAATCGTGGAACATAGTGGAGACTCGCAACTACCGCGCCTTGCAGACGATATTTGCAGACGCACAGGAAAACAGCCTTGTATTTGCAATCCACGGTGAGTCAGGCTTCGGCAAGTCGTGTGCCGCTGGCATTTATGCTGAAAACAATGCGAATGTGTTCGTGCTTTCGTGTGCAGAGTACTGGAATCGCAAGATGTTCCTGTCGGAACTACTGAAGAGTATGGGTCGTACAACTACCAATGAGACTGTAGCGGTAATGATGCAGACCATAATCAACGCACTGAAGAAGATGGAAACGCCGCTTATTATCATTGATGAAGCCGACAAACTGAACGACAAGGTTCTCACATTCTTCATTACGCTGTACAACTCGCTCGAAGATCACTGCGGCATAATACTGATGGCTACCAATTATCTGGAAAAGTTGGTCGAGAATGGACTGCGCCAGAATAAGAAGGGTTATAAAGAGATATTCTCGCGTATTGGTCGCAAGTTCATTAAACTGGAAGATACTAGCACTGATGATGTGGTTTCCATTTGTGTGGCCAACGGTGTTACCGACAAGCCTACTATAAAGAAGATAATAGAGGATTGTGATGGCGACTTTCGCCGTGTAAAGCGTAAGGTTCACGCCGTGCTGAAGTCGAAGTCCGCCAACGCCAACAATGAATAACCGATGAAGCAGGGACTGAGTATCACGAATGTACTGAACGCCAAGTTCCGCACCATTGCGATGAGCGATGAGTGGAGGCGCGTGGTGGGAATACCCGAACTCACGGGCACCTGGATGATATTCGGTGCGCCCAAGAACGGCAAGACCACCTTTGCGATGCAGTTGGCCAAGTACCTGTGCAGTTTCGGACGGGTGTTCTACGACTCGGTGGAGGAAGGTCTGTCGCTTACCATACAGTCAACGATGGAGCGCGTGTCGATGGACGAGGTGAACGGCAAGTGTATGCTTCTCGACCGCGAACCCGTGACCGACCTGATAAAGCGACTTCACCGCCAGCGCAGTGCCGACTTCGTGTTCCTTGATTCGGTGCAGTTCGCCGACCTGAAGTTTGCCGAGTACAAGGCTATGAAGAAGGCGTTTCCGCACAAGTTGTTTATCTACATAAGCCATATCAACGGCGGAACACCCGACGGACAGGTGGCAAAGCGTATCTGGCGCGACTGCAATGTGTATTTCAAGGTCGAAGGTTACAGGGCGTTCCCGGTAAGCAGGTACGGTGGCGGTGAGCCGTGGACGGTATGGAAGGAAGGCGCAGAAAAGGTGTGGGGACAATTGATAATGGATAATGGACAATTGACAATTAACAATGAATAATGGACAATGGGCGATGAACAAGGCGATTGAAAATATACCGAGGATTTTTGCCGTAATCCAAGTGGCGTATGCTGGTAACGGTGTGCCAGACAGAAGTATTACAGCCGTCCGTGCGGACGGTCACGCTGATAACCGAGGAACACAGGCAGGTTCGACTCCTGCCCGCCACTCTCGCGTTCAAAACAAAAGCCTGGATGGGAGCGGTTATGGTACATTGGGCAGGTTCGATTCCTGCCGCCGCACAAGTAACAAAAACAATGGACAATTGATAATGGACAATGGACAATGTAGAGGCGTTGCGAGCAACGCCTAACAACAAAAACGCAACGGATATGAGACAGGATGAACAACAGATGAAGCAACGCCGCCAGCAAATCCACATATTGTGTGGCAGGCTTGGAATGGGCGACGACGACCGCCGTGCGATGCTGCTTGCCAACTATGGAGTGGAAAGCACCTTTGCAATGAGTGCGGCGCAGATGGACGAACTTATACGCGCACTGGACACTAAGCTGAGCGACTGCCGTGGCGTAGTGTCCAAGGTAAGCGAACTCGACATCCTGCGCAAACGCCTGATGGGTGCCATTGGCCGATGGCTCACTGCGACTGGACACAGCAACAGTGCCGAGATGATAAAGGCGGTTGCCTGCCGTGCTGCCGGAAAAAAGTCGTTCAACGCGATACCAGCCGACAGGTTGCGCTCGCTATACGGAGCGTTCAGTAAAAGGCTGAAGGATATGGCGGCGGTGTCGGAACTGGAGCAGCCAACGGTGGAAATTGGTAACGGAAAACATTTTTTGAATTAGGATATGAAAGCGATACTGATAACGACATTAGTAATATACGGGGTATTTGGCGTACTGTTTGCGCTGGTGATGCTGCTTCTTGACCTTATCGACAGGTCGAAGCGCACACCGGTTGCGGTTGCGGTGGTCGGCTTCGTGATGAGAGTGATATTGTGGCTGCCGATGCTTATGGTAGCACTGATACTAGGGAGGAAGAGCAAATGAAGATTAACGATGAAGAATATTGCAGGCGACTCTCGCTGATGATTCTCAAGGAAAGTGGGTATAGGATTATCCGTCTTTCGCACCAGAGAAACATTAGGGATGGAAAGTTCTGGATTCGGGAACTGTCTGGGTTACAATGGAAGGTATGGCGCAATCTGGAGGCTTTTGATAGCGAAGAAGAGCAAAAGCGGAGAGCGATAGAACTCATTACTGGCAAAAAGTATTTATTGGTATGACAACAACAGAGGCAAGGCAGGAAATAGATAGGATAAACGCCCAACTGACAGACGCTATCAGTGATGCCGACAAGTTTGGCGAACTGGTAAGGCGCAGGAACGAACTGATGCTTGTTCTGAAAGTGTCGGAAAGCCCCGTGTACGCACAGGATCCGATAAGGTATGTGAGCCTTAACGAGAAGATAAGGAACTTTACAAGAGGTATATGATGAAAACAAGGGACAAACTTGAGATATACGACCGCAACCACATTTGCTGGGAATGCTCACATTTCAAGTATGATGTAAGTTGTAAGAATGTTCGCTACGAACACCAAGATGGACGACCATACGACCGCATACCAAACGATAACAGCAGATGCGTAGTAAGAGAAGTTGAGACACAGCGTTTCCAATGGGCATGCATGCAGTTTGAAAACAGATATTAAACAACAGATTAATAACATTTAAATAGCAAACAAAATGGACGAGAACACAACAAAAGTAGAGATGAGCCAGGAAGAAATGGCGGAATGGCAGGCGTTCCAGGAAGATAAGAAACGCAAGGCTGCCGAGGAAAAACGCAAGCAGGACAGGGAAGCATACGCAAAGCTGGTCGATGAGACCATAGCAGCGTCAATTCCGATGCTGAAGGATGTAAGCGCAAACATATCGGAGGTAAAGGCAGCCGTGATGGGACAGTTCCGCTCGGCCTTGCAACTGAAGGGAGAAATCTTCGGCACCAAGGACGGACAGCGCAGCCACACCTTCACCAATAGCGAGGGCAATATGCGCATAACCCTTGGCTACCGTCACACCGATGACTACCGCGACACCGTGGAGGAAGGTATTGCAAAGGTAAAACAGGCTATACAGTCGCTTGCCAAGGACGATGACAGCCGTGCCCTTGTCGAGGCGGTTCTGAGGTTGCTTTCGCGCGACAAGAAGGGAACACTCAAGGCTTCGAGGGTGTTGCAGTTGCGCAAACTCGCCGAGGACTCGCACAACGAGGACTTCATTGACGGCGTGAAGATTATCGAGGAGTCGTACCAGCCGACAATGAGCAAGCAGTTCATTACTGCCGAGGTCAAGGACGACAAAAATGAATGGAAGTCGATACCACTTGGAATGACGGAGGCGTAGGTTATGATGTACTATGTAGATATTCATACGAGGATTGGTGCCAACAACCTACAGAAGAAGTTGGTTGAAGTGGCAGAAGAATGGCGCGGTACGCTTGTTGGCGGTGACGAAGCGAGAAAGAAGTGTATCGAAAACTTCAAGTTGCTGGTTAACCGCTATAACGAGGAGTTTTCCAAGTGCAAGCCCTGCCAATTACAGAGACACGAAAGCGGATTCAATATTTCGGTAAAGGATGTTGTGGATTCCGTATTCGTGATGTTTACCTTCAACAAGGTACGAAGCAACTACGACGGCATTACACACTGGAGAATATGAAAAAGAGCAGGGTATATATTGCAGGGCGTGTCGGTGATGTGAGCGACCTGTGTGTGCTGCGCATAAGGCAGGCAAACTTCGAGAGGCGCGAAAAGGCACTGGCAAAACTTGGCTACAAGGCGGTCAACCCGATGAAGATAGTTCCGCAGGGCACGGAGTGGAAGGAAGCGATGCGCATTTGCCTGAAGGCACTGTGCGAGTGCGACTACATTAGCCTTCTGCCCGACTGGAGACTGTCGGAGGGAGCAATGCTGGAGGCACACGTGGCCGAGGTGCTTGAAATCCCGCAGGTATATCCCAGCGCAATGAACGATTGATACTTATCTTTCATATTGGTTTATTTTTAGTTCACGCCACGCACACTCTCACCCACGGTCTGTGCGTGGTATTTTTAAGGCAGAAAGAGATGAAGCACAAGAATTACAAGGAAAGGGCAATGCTGGTGAAGGCGATAGTCGATGAGCATTACGAGCCGCACAGCCAGCGCAACTGTATGTACGACATATTTCTCCGATATGTGTGTAAAGTTTACCCGATGAGCGTCAGAACATTCTACCGAATGATGAAGTACGCCATTGGTAAGGACGGCTTCATTGGCAAGGGTGGCAACAGAGAGGAGCGTCCCAAGATTACCGAGGACGGCAAGAGGGAGGAAGACCCAAGGCAACTGAAGTTCCCGTGGGCTTACGATTCAGAGGCTTCGTCCTCGACCAATACCGATGGTTCAACCGATACCTCGACAAAATTCTCCATTTTGGGAACAAAGAACGATGTGCGGTAGGTGGCTACATATTCGTCGTAGCCGGGAAGATTGGATTCCCTCCGCAAACTAAGGCGCATAAGAGGCGAAAAGAGAGGCGTTCTCCAGCCTTGCAGTCTCTGGTGTACCGAATCAATCACAGTCAACACGGAATAGTCGTGCCTTGACGAGTATATGTCGGCAATGGTGAACTCGATGTCGGCAGTGCCTATCTGTTCGCACTTGCCGGTCTGTTCGTACTCGACATTCACAATGTCAACAAGCGCACACGGGAAATTCACCTGTGGCTGTTCCGCTGCCAGTTGTCCGCTGTTGCGCGAAGCGTAGCGGATAAGTTTATCTTCTTTCAGTCGCTCTACAATGAGCCTTATGATTTCATCCATTCGATTAAATTTTTGGCAAAGTTAGGCACTGAATTTTCCGTCAGGAAAATAATAATGTCAGTTTGTCCTATACATTTTATATAGGTAAGAATAGTGCCGATTTTTGCGGTATGAATATCGAAAGGTCGGAACAGTACAAGGAATGGCAGCGGAGCACTGCGGCACTGATGCGCTCGGTGCACGGCGGAGGCTCATCAACGCTGACAGAAACCCGCGAGGCTAAGGAAAAGCGCATAGAGCGTGCCCGCAGGGACTATCCGTATTTCGTGCAAACATACTTTCCTCATATAGCAAGGTGCAAGTCGGGACGCTTCCAGACTGATGCTGCAAAGTACATTCTGGAGCACCCCAAGGCTCGTGCCGTGTTCGAGTGGGCGCGTGGTCACGCCAAGAGTACCCACATGGGCGTGTTTGTTCCGCTATGGCTGAAGATACAGAAGGAACGCCAGTTTAACACTATGGTTCTGGTAAGCAAGAGCGAGGATTCAGCAGTACGGCTGTTGGCCGACTTGCAGCAGGAACTGGCATACAACGAACTCTACATAAGCGATTATGGACAGCAGATAAAGGAAGGCAACTGGGCTGAAGGTGAGTTTATCACTGCCGATGGCTGCTACTTTACCGCTCTGGGACGCGGACAGTCGCCACGCGGTCTGAAGAACAGCGGTCGCCGTCCCGACTACATTGTGATAGACGATATTGACGATGACGAGATGGTGCACAACGAGAAGCGCACACGCCTTGCCGCCGAATGGGTGCTGTCTGCGCTGTTTGGAACTATGGAGGCAGGTCGTGGACGGTTCATAATGGTAGGCAACCGCATTGCCAAGAAGTCAATCCTTACGATGATAACGGAGAGACCAGGCGTTCACCATACCGTAGTGAACATACTCGACTGCAACGGCAAGCCGACTTGGAGCGAGAACTACACGCCTGACGAGGTTGCAGAATTGCGAAGCTTTGTAGGAGAACGCAACTTCCAGAAGGAATATATGAATAATCCTTTGACAGAAGGCGCGGTGTTCCGACCTGATCAGATTCGGTATGGTAAAATGCTAAAATTAACAGAATACCGTGCTATTATCAGTTATACTGACCCGTCCTTCAAAAGCACAACAAAAAATGACTTCAAGGCTACGCTGCTTGTGGGTCTTACATACGATGGCCGTTATCATGTTCTGAAGTCTTATTGTGCACAGACCAGTGTGTCAGAGATGATTCGCTGGCACTACGAAATAGAAGAGATAATTGACGGACGTGTTACTGTCACATATTATATCGAAGCCAACTTTATTCAAGACACATTGCTAGATGAATTTACAAAGGTTGGCGATGAAGTTGGTTATCATATACCAATTATCGGCGATAAACGAAAGAAGCAGGAAAAAGAGGCTCGTATTGAAGGTATGCAACCGTTATTTGAGCGCGGATTAGTAATATTCAACGAAAAAGAAAAAGATACGCCTGGAATGATTGCTCTGATTGACCAGTTGCTGTTGTTCGAGCGTGGAAGCCGTGCCCACGATGACGGACCCGATGCTCTTGAATCAGCTATCTGGAAACTCAATAGATTAACGAAGAAAAGCACTGCAAAGTTTAGGGTTATTCGCAGAACTTCAAGAAAATGGTAAGATTATGTATGTAACGGCAGAAGAAATGAAATCGGTCCTGTACGAATACAGGATGAACGAGATAGTAGAGAACGACCCCGACATCATCGAGGATGCCATAATGTCGGCCGAAGCCGAGGTAAGGTCGTACTTCGAGGCGGCCAACGCACGGCGTGAAACAGCGAACCTTACAGTTCAGCAGTATGCTGCGTGGTATATGTACGATGTCGAGGCTATATTCTCGACCACCGGCAACCAGCGCGACCGGCTTGTAATGCGCCTTGTGCAGCGAGTAGCGGCGTGGAACATTGTTGAGCTTTGCAATGCCGATGTAGTCTATAACCACGTAAAGGAACGCTACGACAACACTATTGCACTGCTTGAGAAGATAGCCGGAATGGGCGACTGGAAGGACAGCCGAATAGTCCTCACTTCGCTCCCGCAGCAACAATCAGACCCAGAAGACACATCAATGGCAGAAGAAAAGCCGTTCCGTGTGGTGTCGCGCCCTAAGTTTAATCACGAAGAATACTAGGATATGAAACTGAAAGATAGATTAGCAAACATATTAGGACTGGCGGCTACACCGGCAATAACCCCGAAAGCAAACAAGCCGACACTCGGGCCGAGAGTCATCAAGAAGAGTATCTCGCAGGTACGCGCCGACATTGCCGACTGGAGCCACGCCAAGAAGATAGCGCAGAGAGCCGACAATCCGCGCTTCTACAAGTTGCAGGACTTGTACGACCAGGTGAGCAACGATGCGCTTCTGACCTCGCAGATAAACAACCGTATGGAAGCAACCATATCGGCACCCTACCAACTCGCAGACGCTGACGGCAATATTGACGAGAAGACGACTGCCGCATTGGTGGCCATACCTGTGATGCAGGACATAGTGAAGGCAATCCTCGAAAGCGAATACTACGGCTACTCCATTATAGAACTCTCTGCCGACAGGAACGGCACAGAGGAGATGGAACTGCTCCCACGCCGCAATTTCGCTCCGGTCGATGGTCGCTTCTATCCCGATGCCAACGGTGACAAATACATTGAGTACCGCACGTTGCGTGAGTATGGCAGATATATTCTGGAGTTTAACTCCAAGCACCTCGGTTTGCTTAACAAGACGGTTCCCCATGTTCTGTTCAAGAAGTTTGCACAGTCGTGCTGGTCGGAACTCTGCGAAATCTACGGCATACCTCCGCGCTACATCAAGACCAACACCAACGATGATGCCATGCTGAATCGCGCCGAGACAATGCTGAAGGAGATGGGCGCAGCGGCTGCCTTCGTGATCGACAGCGAGGAGGAGTTCTCGTTTGCTCAGGGAACATCCACCAACGGCGATGTGTATAACAACCTTATCCGTCTTTGCAATCAGGAAAACTCGTTGCTTATATCGGGCGCAATCATCGGCCAGGACACCGAGAACGGCAACTACTCGAAGGAACAGGCTTCCATTGGGATACTTGACCGCCTAATTGATTCCGACAGGCGTATGGTCGAGGTGTACATGAACTCGCAGGTCATACCCGCACTGGTAAGAATTGGCTGGCTGCCCGCAGCGGCACAGAACCTCCAGTTCCGATTCTCTACCGCCGATGATCCAGAGAAACTGTGGCAGATGGTTACTGGATTGCTACCATACAAGGACATCGACAACGACTGGCTGGTTGAGCAGTTCGGAATACCGGTGCGCGACAAGCAGTTAGGTGCGCCGACCTTGGAAGCCTCGATGGAAGCCAAACTGATGAACCACATAACGCGCGGAGACCCACATTTTTTTCAATAAAGGCGCAGCACGCAGGAGGGTGTGGGTGTGCCGAATGTCAACAGGCTCCGACAACAGTAACGCTGGCAGTACCGAACGGTAATGCTACGACACAGGAACTCTACGAGCACTACTCGAAGGGATTGCGCCGCAGTGTTGACCGTGTGTTTGCCGACAGCCGCAACAGCGACCTTGCCGACAGTCTCCGTGCCAATGTGAGCCGTTTTGCCGCATACAAGGCCGACTATGTTAAAACGACCATTGAAAACATTTTAAACGATGCTTCAATACCGGCTAAGGACAAGCAGGCATACATAGATGCCAATATGAACGCATTCTCGGCGTATCAGGCAACCGAGGAAACCACCGCCACATCGCGCAGCCGTACCGCCAAACAGTGGAAGGAGTTCAACGACCCGCAGCGGCTGAGATTGTTCCCGAATTTGCGCTGGCTGAGAACAAGATCTGTAATTCCGCGCGAAGTACACCTGAAATTCCACGATCATGTTTGGTCAAAAGACGATGATTTCTGGAAGACAAATACACCGGGTACGGAGTGGAACTGTAAATGTGATGTCGAGGAAACCGATGATCCTGTAACTGAGAAAAGCGAGGAGATAAAGAAATATATAAAGGAAATAAGAATCCCTGCCGGACTTGCTGGCAGACCCGATATAACTGGGAAGGTATTTACGGATGAGGCAAGTTATATAGCCAAGGCAAGAAAGGATGCTGTAAGGGAAACCATATCGAAGTGCTACTACAAGGATAGCGGCAGTGATATGCAGATAAGCGTAATGGCTGACCGTATAGAACTGGCGGACAATATTCATACTGGAAGAATATTGGCCAGGACCGAAAGTGTGACAATTAGACCACATCTTATAGGAAAGAATTTAAAAAATCCAGAATATGAAATAAATGGACAAATAGCCGATGCTAAACGAATAAAAAAGTACTCTGGAATCAACAATGGTTTTGCATCTGCCATAAAGCAAGGGGCAAAAATTGTTGTTATTGATTTTGACAAGCATTTTTTACCAGATCGGATTTTGGATGCAGAAAAAATCGCGGGACGAATATTGTGGAGAAAAGAGAATTTTACTATGGGTGCTATTGTAGAATGCATCTTGGTATTTCGTGGTAACTACATTAAAATAACAAAGAATGATTTGGAGAAAGAGAAATTGATAAGCCTTATAGAAGGGCTAAACCCTCCACAAGGGAGGGTTTAGGTGGAGGCTTGTTATTACTCAACGCGCCGTTGCAAAATTAGTAATAAATATTGAAATACAAATAAAAAAGTAAAAAAAGATTATGAAACTTGAAGATTTTGAAATAGAGGAATCAATAGAAATGCCAGTAAGGAAAGCAAAGCCAGCACGAAACAGATGTATCCGGCTGTTTCGCAGAATCGCAAGAAAACTGGGTCTTTTACAGCAAGTAATCGAGGACGATCTAAGTCCCGCAGATGTATTGTGGTTGCTTTTTCGAGATTCTCCTTCAACTTTCGGATGGAATACAGTGTTGTGTATAAACGCAGCGACAGAAATAGGATTGAAAGTATTAGCAGAGCCACTCCAAGTGAGTAGAACAAATGAGTATGGGATTGTGTATCGGATATTTTACCAAGACCAACCAGTAACCCAAGTAGGACTGTATTCGTCGTGGTCAGATAGCGTAGCCACGATGTACGCTCTTTCGTCTCCTCGTCGAGAAGTTTCCCCATGTGGTTCTGATACCAATTCATCAGTTCAGTCAAATCTTTAAAAGCCATAAGCAAGAATTTAAGGTTAACGCACAAAAATAATAAAAACACCATGGACGGAAACAATACTTTCACGCCAAGCCAAGATTTACCATACAAGCCATTGCACCTTGTATTAAACAGTCATTGGTATAATGCGATAACACAACTGGATAAGGATGAAGAATATCGGGCATATACCTTTTATTATAGGAGAAGGTTATGTCATTACAGCGATAAGACCGGCGAGTATGTAATATTCAAGCAATATACGCACTTGGTAATACATGAGGGCTATACATCGACAACCACGGAGTATCCAATCAAAGAATTAAAGGTTGGTTATGGCAAGTCTATATGGGGCGCACCTATGGACGAAAAGGTATTTATAGTAAAAATTGATAAATCACAAACAAAATAGAAACCTGAAACTTAGAAACGGCGAAGCCATAGAAACTTAGAAACTTAAAATTATACTACAATGAAAAACAGACAACACAGACAGCACAGGTGCAGCGGCATACCTGAGTACAGGCAGATACTTTACTGCTACAATCCCCAGTCCGCATACCACTTCAAGGATTCAAACTGGCAAGAAAACGAAATGAGACTTAGGCAACTTGCAGAACTGCGCAGGAGAGGGATAAAGCAATAAAGGGCTAACAGGCTAACAGACCGACAGACTGTAAGACTGCAAGCCCAGAACCTTGAAACGGCGAAGTCATAAAAACTTAGAAACTTAGAAACCATTTAGACTATGGGACATTTTAACATAACACCACCGGTGGAGGTAGCAATACCCAGCGATATGTCGATACAGGTGACGGATGTACAGGGTGCGGACGACCAGCCGATAGTTCTGGCGACCAACTACCTGAAGTTCGTCTTCTTCGACCGCGAACGGAATGTGGTCGAGTGCGTACACGACCCGACAGGACAGGCGAGCATAAACACTGAGTACGATCAGGACACAGGAATCCTTCGGCTGCTGGTGCCTACCAGAGGAATGGTCACAGGACAACTCAGTTGCAAGGTATTTACCCGTACCACCGACCCTGCCTTTGCCGATGGTCACTGGGATGTATGCACGCCGATGGAGCGCATTAACATTAAACTGGTTGACTGATGGACGAGACGATATTCTACGAGATTAACGCTACGGTTGATGTGCCTGATGTGTCGGTTGCAGAGGTTAGTGCTTCTGTCGATGCGCCATCGGCACCGGTGGTTGAGGCTGTGGTGGAGTTGCCGGTATTGCAGGGAACTGCCGTGCGGTACATCCACAGGGCACGCTACACGGCTGGCACTATGTACGAAGGTGTGGCGGTTCTTGGCAGTTCCGACACCGATTCGGTGTGGACTGTCAGTATAATCGAGCAGGATACAGCAGGATTGGTCACCAATGTGACAGTTTTAGAGAATCAAAAATGGAGTAATTTTAGTAACGAATAAATGGAATAATTATGGAGGAACAGATTTTAATACACTATCATAAGACAGGCGAAAGTTTTTTGTTGGCGATTGTCAACGGAGATAATACAAAATGTTTTAATACTCAAACGGAAGAAGCACTTTCGTTGGTGGAACAAATTAAAAATATAATTGAATAGTTATGGCTAATATAGTTTGGGCTAACGGTGCAGGTACTTGGTCAACTACAACCCTTTGGAGTTATTGGGACAATGCAACCGAATCAGTACAGGCATACGGACAAATACCACAACAGGGCGATACGGTGTATCTTAACGGATTTGCCGTAACGGTTGGGTCTAATTACATTCTTAATATTGGCAATGGAACAATAAGAAACGACACCAACCCATATACACAAATAGAAGGCGGATATTTGAGTTTTGGAACAACTAATATAGTAATCGCTAATTTTTATGTCGGTAACACTTATATAGGTTATCAAGGCGCAAACGGTACATATACAATGAATCTAACGGGCAATATCCATTTAACTAATGCCGTGTTCTTTAGAAAAGCAGGTAACAACAGTTTAACATTAAAAGTAAATGGCAACATTACAGGAACCAACAGCATTGCTACAGGCAACACAGGAAGTTTAGATGTTATTGGCGATGTGAATATTACAAACGGTAACAATGGTTCATTAACCAATGAAGTTTCTGTAACAGGCGAATTAAATATAACTACAAATAATTGGAGTGCCAGCAGTGCAAGTATTATAGGAACACTTACAGCAAAGAATAATTATAAACTTTCTGTAAGCGGTACACTGACAATTAACGGCAATATTTATTATCAATCCAGTAATGGAAGTTTGGGGGTAACTTATAATTCTTTGGTAATATCTAACCCAGATACATTCACCTGGAAAGACATTTCAGAAACAAGACTTAACCCCTTCATAATAATAACAGATTGGGACTTGAATAATCAAATTCAGTACCCACCCGAAAACCGCGTAGTTGCAGGCACTCCTTATGCCTACAACGAAAAAGTTGGTACTTTTGCCGTAGATTACCCCCAAGAATCCGTAGTCCTAAAGGATGTCACCTACGACAGTGGCAACAAGACAGGAAAACTGGTGGTACTGCCATCAGAACTGATAAACCGCCTGCTCAACTGCCCTACCATAGAGACTATGCAGCAACTTCTCATCGCTCACCTTAACCCCGAAACAGACTGACAATGGACGGCAAGGACTTCGAGCAGTATCTGGCAAAGTTGCGCATCGACATCGAGCGCACCCTGAACGATGATGTTCCGCTGGTGGCGGCCAATAAGGTCGCCAGCCTGTTCCGTCGCAATTTCCGCACACAATCGTTCTTTGGCAAGAAGTGGAAGGAAGTGCAGAGGCGTATTCCTGGTACAAAACCCTACAAGGCTGCTGGCTACAAAATCAAAGGTTCGCGGCATCCATCGTGGCGAACCTCACCTATCCTTACCATAAGCGGCGACCTTGGGCGTTCCATCCGCTACAAGGTGGAGAAAGGCACGGCGATAGTTTACAGCGACCTTGAATATTCGTCGGCACACAACGACGGAACCACCACCGCCGGCAGGAACCACAGCACCACCATCCCGCAGCGGCAGTTCATCGGCGACCACGAGGAAGTCGATAAGGTTGTGAAGGCAACCATCACAAAAAAGTTGAACGATTTATTCAAGTAAACCAATCGTAAATCGTACTTCGTAACTCGTAAATCATAAATAATCTGGTCATATTGTCCATAGCGTTTGACAGGGGGCGAAAGCCCCCTTACTTTTGCTGCGATATTTGATACCGAATATGGCAACACGCAAGGAAAACGAACAAAAAAAGGAACTGGCACGGCTTTACTTCATGCAGGGCGAAGACCAGAAGACCATCGCCGCCAAGGTGGGCGTAAGTGAAACCACCCTGAGCCGCTGGGCTACGGCGGGCGCGTGGACTGAGAAGCGTGCCGGCATAAACATAACCCGACCCGAAATCGTAAACAAGAACCTCGTACTCATAGCCAAGTTGCTCGACAAACTCAACAGCGAGGATGTGAGCCTTGTCGATGTGGGCAGGATTGTTGACCAGATCTCGAAATTGGCGGCAGCCATCGAGCGTATCGACAAGAAGGCTTCGGCTGTGGATGCTATCGAGGTGTTTACCGCGATGAACAAGTGGCTCGAATCGCGCTTGGTGTGGGACAAGAACATCACGCCGCAATTTATGGACACCTTCTCGAAGTACCAGGAACTGTATGTAAACGAACTAATGAACAGGAAGTAATGAAGACATTTGTACTGTGCGACAGCAACACAATCAATTCATACGGATTCCGCATCCGTCTCGAAGGAATGAACCTCGACAGGTTCCGTTCCAATCCCGTAATGCTCTACCAGCACGACAAGTTCAGTGTAATAGGTCGCTGGGAGAATGTCCGTATCGAGGACGGCAGACTTCTCGCTGATGCCAAGTTCGACTCCGAGGACGAACTGGCAAGGCAGGTCGAAGGAAAGGTGGAACGCGGATTCCTGAAAGGATGCTCTGTCGGCATACTCATCAACGATATGACCTTGATCGGCGATGTGTACGAAGCAACCGCCACCGAACTGATGGAAGCAAGCATAGTCTCCATACCGAGCGATGCCGGTGCTATCCGTCTGATGGATGAGAACCACAATCCGGTGGACTTTAAGACCGTTAAACTGTCATTTGAACAACATTTAAACTTAAATAAAATGGAAAAGGAACAAACCCAAAAGGTGGCAGAACTTGAAGCCACAATCACCGAGAAGGACAAGCGCATTGCCGAACTTGAGGCTGCTGCGGCAGAATCCAAGCAGAAGGAACTTGACGCTTACCTTACCGCAAAGGTAGAAGCAGGTATAATCACCGAAAGCGAAAAGCAGCACTTTGCTAAACTTGCAGCACAGGACATCGAAACCGTGAAGGCTATTCTCGATGCTCGCCCTGCACAGAAGCAGACCTCTCTCTCGGCAATGGTACACAACACCGACACCAAAACCGCCGACCGCACATCGTGGTCGTATCTCGAATGGGCGAAGAAAGACCCCAAGGGACTTCAGAAGATGAGAACCGAAGACCCGAAAGAGTTTGAACGCCTTCAGGCAGAATTTCTCAGGAAGTAATTAACGCAATTTGTAACCTAAAATTTAACAGTTATGTCAGGAGTATTAAAAGAAATCTTTACAGACATCATTCTCTCCAAGTTCTACCCCGATGGCAGTTGGCTCGGCGAACTGACCTCGATGGATCACATGGTGGACAACAACAAAATCAATTTGGCACAGGTAGGTGCTAACCCCGAAGTTATCAAGGACTGCACGCAGTTCCCTATCACCCCGACCACCAGAACGGACACGGGTATAGAGATTACCTTGGCAACCTTCGACACCAGACCTACCCATGTTTCAAATGTGGAGGAAATGGAAACCAACTACAACAAGGCTGAAAGTGTTCTGAAACAGCACATCGACACCTTGCGTGAAACCTGCTCGCTCTCGGCTGCATACAACATTGCACCGGACAGCAACAGTGCCGACCACCCTGTATTGCCGACAACCGGCAATGCTAACGGTAACAGCCACAAGGCTCTCACCTACAACGACATTCTCAAGTTGAGAACCGCCTTCAACAAAAAGAACTTCCCGATGACAGACAGAGTTCTTGTTCTCTGCCCCGAACATGAGGAAGACTTGCTTGCTGAAGACGCAAACCGCTATAACCAGATTATGACCACAGGACAGGTTGCTGGCTTCAAGGTTTACACCTTCAACGGTAATCTCCACTACTCGACTGGTGGCAGCAAGAGTGCCTACGGTGTAACCAACACACAGCCCGCTTCGTTTGCATTCTGCAAGTCTGAAGTAATGAGGGCTATGGGTGATGTCGAGAGCAGAACAGAAGAACGCTGGGCAGAATACCGCGGTGTATTGTGTGCTTGCCAGGTTCGCTTCGTAGCAATGCCTATGCGTGGCAAGGCCGTAGCAGCAATCTACTCGGCTAATGCCTAATGCGGTTGAGAGTTAAAAGTTAAAAGTTAACAGTTTAAAAAGTAAGATTATGTTAAACAAAACAAATGGGGCTTCGTATTCGTTCAAGGCTCCGAACATACCAGAAGATGCAGGCAAGAATACGGAAGTTATGTTCCCGACATTCGACGACATCGCCGTAACGCTCAGTAGCAACGCAGGAAGTGCTGCCATCAAGCGCACCGCCTCCATTGTGAAACTCGGCACAGAAAACCTTGCAGCAGCAACCACGCTCACGGCTACGCCAAGCGATGAACTGCCAAAGGGTGCAATCATATATGTGCTATTCAAGTGCGGCAGCACCAAGTACGATGTAACCGTAAAGAAGAATGCCACAGACACCGGTGTGACAATCGTTGGCGTGGCATCGTCAACGGTATGCAAGTCGGTACTGTGGGACGGCACAAACTGGATTGTAGTAGGCTAAAAGGCAAAACGATGCGCGAAATCACCGAAATCATAATCCATTGCTCGGCGACCAAGGAGGGACATCCCTTCTTCGCCGCCGATATTGACCGCTGGCACAAGGCGCAGGGACGGTCGGGCATAGGCTACCACTATGTCATCGACATCGACGGCAAGGTGGAGACTGGCCGCGCAGAGTACCAGACAGGCGCACACACCAAAGGTCACAATGCCAACAGCATCGGAATATGCTACATCGGCGGTCTCGACATCAACCGCAAGCCCAAGGATACGCGCACGCCGGAACAGCGCAAGTCGCTGGCAGAACTCGTTGCAAGGCTGAAGGTAAAATACCCGAAAGCCACCGTACACGGACACAACGAGTTTGCAAACAAGGCTTGTCCCTGCTTCAATGTAAGAAAGGAGTTTTAACCAACAAGAACAACGAAATGGAAACCTTGACAACACTGCTTATTGCCTTCGGAACTGGAATGGTTTCGGCGTTCTGCGGCTGGTTTTTTGGTCGCAAGAAACAGCGCATCGAGGAGATTGATGCAGCCACCGAGACTTGGAAAAAGATTGTCAACTCGCTTGAAGAGGAAATCGGCAAATTGCTTGCACAACGCGCCGATGACAGCAAGAAGATTGACAGTATGAAGGAGGAAATCGAGTCGCTCAAGTCCAAACTTGGAGACTTCAACTCGGTACTGAAGCGCGTGGACAGGCTGGAGAAAAAGGTTACCCGTTACGAAAAACTGTTGGAAGACAATAATATCGAACACTAATGAAAGCAACATCTCTCATACTGATAGCCTTTCTGGTAATTTTGACCGGCGGATGCAGGACGGCGGAGACAACCATAGTTTCCGCCTCCGATTCCGTTTACAGCCGTCACGAGGCAGAGCGTGTGCGCATCGACAGCGTGTTCATCCGCAGCATCGACAGCATTATTCTCCGCGAGAAGGCCGACACGGTTTTCCTCGAAAGGGTAAGGCTGGAGTTCCGCGACCGCTACCGCCACGACACGGTAACAGTGTTTGATACTCTCCGTTCCGTCCGCGATAGCATTGTATATATCGATCGCATTCGTACCGATGAAAGCAAGGCTGCTGGCAGGAAAATAAAAGGCTGGGTGGTTGGATTAGTCGCATTGGCAATGGTACTTGGAGTAGCCTACATATTCTACAAAATCAAATTTTAATTCGTAAATCGTAATTCTAAAATCGTAAATCAATGAATGATATAAGATTCACAAAGACAAACGGCGGAATCCCCCGTCCTACCGCAAACGAAGACCCAATCTCCGCGCTTTTGATGGTATTTCCCGATGCAGAAAACTGTCCTGGCGAATGGACTGAAGTCGTTGCAGATTCGCTTTTCGTGGCCAAGTTCCAGTATCTGGAGCAACTTCGCGAACTCGGCATAGAGGAACGCCAGTTGGCTACAACCAAGGTAACTTCATCCCAGATGGATTCGGATGATGCCGATGACTTTGAACTGGAGTACGAACAGGACAGTGCTATCAATGCGCTGATATACCATGTTTCGGAATTCTTCCGCATGAACCCCAACGGCACTCTGTATGTCGGACTTGTTCCCGACACCGCAGATGTGACTGCTGCATCAATCACCGCATTGCAGAACTACACCGATGGCAAGATCCGTCAGGTGGGTATTCTCACACCGGCATTGACCAACCTTGCAGGCTACCAGTCAGAGGCAGGCACTTTGGAAAGCAACCACAAGCCCCTCAGCATCGTGATAGTACCTACAGGATTCACATTTTCTGTTTCCTGCACTCCTGCAAGTTCTGCTGGCACGGATGGCAAGTACCACAACACGCTTGACATCACCAAGACGGCTGTCAACGATATGAAGGTATCGAGCCTGAAGGATGTCGCCAACACCAAGGTTGCCGGCGGTCGTGCCAATGTTTCTGTACTTATCGGTACCGATCTTGACGAAACCCTCGGAGCAAAACTTGGTACTTACAAGAGTTATGGCTGCATAGGAACTTGCCTCGGCGCAATCTCTAAGGCTGCCGTAAACGAGTGTATCGCGTGGGTGCAGAAGTTTTCGCTCGGACTTACAAAGCCAGGTCTTATCAGCGGCGAAGCCATCAACACCGTATCGGAGGCCAACCAGAACGACCTCAACGCAAACCATCTCATCTTTGCCCGCCTTCATGTAGGCATCACCGACTGCTACTTCAACGACAGTTGGACTCTCGACCTCGATACCAGCGACTACTGCTATATTGAGCGAGTTCGCACAATCGACAAGGCTTGCCGTGGTGTACGCGCCAACCTGTTGCCCTATCTCAACGCACCTTTGCGTGTGGATGCAGAGACAGGCAAACTCGCACAGAGTACGGTTGCGTTTCTTCAGGCAACCGCCAGCCGTGCGCTTGATGATATGGAGAAGACCGATGAACTTAGTGGCTACGTGGTCGAGATTGACCCAGAGCAGAACGTTCTTGCCACAAGCACTCTTCAGGTGGTAATCCGACAGGTTCCTATGGGTGTTATGCGCAACGTGAGCATCAAGATAGGGTTTACAACAGCAATAGGCTAAAACTTGAAACAATCGTAATTCGTAAATCTAAAATCGAAAATCAGTTATGGCACAGAATAATCTAAGGGCATTTCCCGAAATCAACGGAGTACAGTACGGATGGGCTCACATAGAGGTAAACATCGGCGGACTGCCAGTGACAGGTATAACAAAAATCTCGTACAGCGACGAGCAGGAGATTGCTAACATTTACGGCATAGGTGCGCGACCTGTAGGACGCGGCTATGGCAACATCACCTGCAAGGCGAGCATAACCTTGCTCCGTGAAGAAATTGAAGCCATCAGGGAAGGTTCTCCGACTGGAAGGCTTCAGGACATCGCACCTTTCGACATCGCGGTTTCGTACATTCCGTTGCAAGGTCAGAAGATGGTAAACCACATCATCAAGGACTGCCAGTTCAAGAATGACGGCGTGGAAGTTTCTCAAGGTGATACCAAGAACGAGCAGAGTCTGGAACTTGTTTGTTCGCAAATCAAGTGGAAGTAGAAGAATCACAGGGCTTCGCTGCATGAGCGAAGCCCATTTAAACAACATTTAAAAAGCATCAAAATGGAACAGAAAGAATTAATCGGACAGGCAACGCCGGAAAAGGTTGCTCAGTGGAAACAGGTATATGGCGATATATTCGCCGTTGAAGTAGAAAACAGCATCTGCTATCTTCATAAGCCAGACCGCAAAACCTTGAAGGCAATGGCTTCAATCGGACAGGCAGACCCAATAAGAGCATCGGAAATCCTGCTTGAGAACTGCTGGATAGACGGCGACACGACTATTAAGAGCAACGACGAGATGTTTTTCGCAGTATCGAAGGAACTTGCAAAGGTCATAGAGATAAAGCAGGCTGAGTTAAAAAAATTATAGGGTCGGCGCAGGAGAATATTCACGAAAACAACCTTGTGCTGACCGACTATATGCTGCGCTACTATATGCACATCGACCCCGACAGTCTTGATGATATGGAATGGGCAAATGCAATAGCCGCACTTGTGGAAATTAGGAAAATGGAAGCAGGAAAGAACTAATGGATGTTGTGTTTTCTTTTAAAATCATGCCACCTATCATCCTGATGTTTTTCTGGATGAGCGGCATAGTTGAATGCTAAGTATAGTCCAATAACAGTAATAATAACCGTCAACATTACGCAGGAAAATTTGTAACAAAAATAACTATTTTTTTTCATTGGCAAAGTTTTTTCTAAAAAAAGATGGAAGAGGTAGTAACATATAGGGTAAGATTTGAGTTGGAGGACAAGCCTCTTGTTGATACCACAGAAAAAGTTGAGGATCTTGGAGAAAAAATCGAAGATACCGAAAAAAAATCGGAAGGTCTAAAGTTTTCTCTGGCTGACTTTTCCATGGCAACAACAGGTATCAAGGCTTTGGCCGATATGATAGGAAATGTTGTGTCTAAACTCAACGAGTGTGTTGAAGCCAACCAACTTCAGGTTTTTGCTGAAACGAAGCTGGAGCAGGTAATGCGCAATACCCTTGATGCTACCGACGAGCAGATTCAGTCGATGAAAGACCTCGCATCCGAACTCCAGAATGTCGGTGTGGTCGGAGACGAGGTTACATTGGCTGGTCTGGGCGAATTAAGCTCCTACATCTACGAAGATGCTGACAGTGTGAAAAAACTTGCACCGGCAATGACCGACCTCATAGCTTACATTGATGGATTCAACGCTAGTCAGGGAACCGCCGTGAGTGTGGCGCAGATGATGGGTAAGGTTCTTGAAGGAGAGACTGGTGCGTTGAGTCGACAGGGTTTCATATTCGACGAGGCGCAGGAAAAGGTGTTGAAGTACGGAACCGAGCAGGAACGTGTCGCAATGCTGGCGGAAGTGATAGAACAAAGCGTTGGTGGTGTAAACGAGGCGCTAGGCGCAACACCGGAAGGTAACATGCTGCACGTGGCAATGAGTTTCGGCGACCTGAAGGAGCAAATAGGAGCCGTAGTGGTAGAAATATACAATGCCCTTGCACCGGCACTTAACTGGGTAGTCAACGCGGCATCAGTTGTAGTCAATTTCATCAGGCAAAACTACCAGTGGCTGGGACTTCTGGCAGGAGTAGTGCTTGTGCTTACGGTTACAGTCAAAGCCTATTCTGCTATCGTGGAAGTTGTTACAACCGTGACTAAAATATGGGCTGCTGCACAGGAATTGCTGAATATAATACTTACGGCCAACCCAATAGGAGTGATAATTATGGCCATCGTAGCCTTGATTGCCATAATTGTATTTCTATGCACAAAGGTAGAAGGCTGGGGAACGCTCTGGGATGCAATCTGCGAATCGGTAAAGGAGAGTTTCCTGTTTCTGGTGTCCAGCATCAAATATTCATGGACATCCACGATAGATGTCATTATGATGGGCGTTGACTACCTGAAGAAGGGTTGGTATTCGCTTATGAACTTGATTGCCGGTGGAGGTTACGAAGACAAGCTGGCTGAGATTGACAAGGATATTGCGGACAGAAAGCAGTCGCTGATAGATGGTGCGAAAGAGGTTGCCGAACATGGAATAAAATCCGTAACCGCTTACGGAAAAGTTAATCTAAGCTTGAAGAACGACAAATCACTGGAAGATACAAAGCAAGACATGCTGGGATCTCTCGGGATGGGCGGCGGCGCAGGGATAAAACAAGCCGGAGCAGTTGGTAGTAATGAAGGATTGTCGGGTTCTTTGAGCAAGGCAAACACGTCCATTACAGACGGAGGCAAGCAGTCAAAAACATTCAACATTACCATCGGCAATATCCTCGGCGAGAATACAAACATATTCCAGTCGTCCAGCGACGATCCCGAAAGTGCATCGGCATTTATGGAAAAACTGGCAAATGCACTACAGATGGTTGTTAACGATGTAAACTACGCAGCACAATAATATGGAAAAGAACTGGCACATATCAGTAAGACGAGCAGGAGAATTACTTAATACGGCAGACCAGGTGGCAGCAAATCAGGCTGTGTCGCAGTTGCGTGTTGGATTGACAAAAAGAGCTTTTCATGGTTTCTTTGACGAAATGGAAGACCGTGAAATCAATAGGCTTCGAGAGAATAAGAGCGACCCAATCAATAAACTTACATTTCGCACATTTGACTCTGAAGAAAATGAATTAACCCTTGAATTTGATGATGTAAAAATAGATGTAACAAGGGCAAATAAAATAATAAGCACACAGGTGTTCAGTACTTGGGGGACTGTAAAGGAGTTTCTCTTTGCAGATGACTACAAGGTTATTATAACTGGGAATTTAAAAACCGACAACCCGAAGAAGTTTCCAGTGGACGACTTGGCATGGATGGTTAATTTTTTCAACTATTGGGCGTCGTATGATGTTGCCAATTTGTACTTAGAACAATTCGGCATTAGAAAGCTCGCCCTGGAGAAAGCCAACTTCAATCAGTCAAATGCAAGATTCTTTAATGTGTTGCCATTTGCACTTACCATGGTAAGTGATATTGATCAGTATTTTTTATTGGAGGATGCGTAATGAATTATCTGAGACCATGCGAATATTCTTCAAATCTAATGCTCAAGTCTGCTCCGTTATCAACAAACCTAATGCGGATATCAGGGTCGATGTCTACGAATTTCCACAGACCGCACTCGTCTGCACCAAACTCAACGACATTCACTTCCAGGTCCGGATCAAACTCAACAACTTTTACTTCAATGTCTGGTGCGTATTCAACCACTTGCACTCGTCCATACAAAGGAAAACCATTGCATGTACACTTGTTCTTATCGACTTTCGGATTCATAAATAAAGAAAGCGGCATAACAAAAAGTAAAATCCATTTCATAAGAAGAAAGTTATGTTAATAATCGGTTGCAAGATAACAATAGTTAACGAGGTGGCAAGAAAAAAAATATCTTTTGGTATTCCTAGTAACATTGAGGTCATTACCACCACGAGCGACCTTGCCGACAAGGCTATAGTCAAGGTGTCGCCAAGTATGAGAAAGAGAGACGAGTTTAATACTTTTGTGAAAAAAGGCTGTTTTATCGAGATAATGGCGTGGTACACACAGTATAGCCCGCAAACATTATTTAAAGGTTACATCACTAGGATTGAAACACTCAAAACTCCCATGGAAATACATTGTGAAAATGCAATGTGGCTATTAAAGCAAGTGATGGTAAAGCCAAAGATATATGCAAAGTTTAACCTTCAGCAGTTTGTGGACGAGTACTGTGAGGAATTAAAGGTTGTTGCTCCTGATGGTATGGAGTTTGGTGAGGTTATTGTTGATAGAAAAATGACAATGGCTGCATTTTTTGGAGGAATGAAAAAGAATTTTGGGTATTTCAAGCCTTTCTTCATTGACGATAAACTATATGTAGTTAGTCGTTCGTACCACAATGCTGAAGCAAAACCAATAGTGCTTGACACTACGCGCAACATCATAAGTCACGACCTGAAACTAACATTGTCTGAAGATGTAAAAGTGTCGGTAACAGCAACAACAATACTTTCAAACAATACCAAGTTGGAAGTGAAGATTCCTGAAGGAAAAGAAGAAAGCACTGACAATAAGTCGATTTATCTGCCTAATATATCCGATATGAAGACACTCCGCGAAGAGGCGGAAAGATACCTTAAGAACTTGAAGTCGGATAGGATGACGGGTACCGTAACGACCTTTGGAGTACCATTTGTGCGCAAATGCGACCTTGTTCTCATAAAGGATGCCGAACATCCAGAAATAACCAACCGTAAGTTTGTTGTAGAGGCTGTAACCTACACTGTAGGTTCTGGCGGGTATCGGCAGAGGATAAAATTGGGAGATGAAATAAAACAAAAGCAGAACTTATGACAGAAGAAATAGCACAAAGCATAAGAGAGATAGTTGGTGTTAAGCCATTCGACACCTTTGTCTGCACGGTCAAGTCTGTTGATGGTGCAACCTGTACGGTTGTCCGCGTGCTGGACGACCTTGAAATTCCAGATGTGCGCCTGAACTGCCACAGCACCAAGGACAGCGGAATTGTAATAACACCCAAGAAGGACTCGTATGTTCTGGTAACAAGCATCGACGGTCTCAACTTTTTTGTCTCGCAGTGCAGCGAGGTCGAGAAGATTACTATTGACTGCAATGGCGATATTATTATCAATGGCGGCAATAATGACGGCATTATAAAGATTAAGGAACTCACACAGAAGTTAAATAATCTTGTAAACACATTTAATAGCCACACACACCAAGTTTCGACCAGCGGAACTGCGGCAACACAAACAGGAACTGCGGCTGCGGTTACTGCAAAAGCAAGCAAATTCAATCAATCTGACTACGAAGATACCAAGGTAACTCACTAAATCGTAAATCGTAAATCTAAAATCGCAAATCAATGAACGGCATACTATTAGACGATGATGGCAATCTAAAGATTCAGCACGGCACACTGGCAATCGGCAACAACGAACTCCAGTGCGTACAGTTGCTGGTGGGCAGTTCCACCGGCGAGTTCCTGCACGCACCCAAACTCGGAGGCAATGCCAAGCAGATGATATGTGGCAAGCCCGACCCGTTCTGGCGTGGCAGCGTCACCGAACAACTGAAGCAATGCCTAATCGAAGTAAGCAATATTGCCATCAACCAAAGCGGCATATCCATAGAAATCAAATAAATCCAAAATCGTAATTCTAAAATCGTAATTCGTAAATAATCTTATGGCACGGACAATAAAAGAAATAGCGGACGGAATGAAGCAAAGCTTCGTAAACGACACATCAATACGCTCGATGTACTCTCTCGATACCGACTGGAACAACAGAGGCACACAGACAGCACTAGAGTTCTACAATGCGCACTTCTCGGCGGTATCCATCGAGACCATATTCATATATCTTGTGGCAATAGTCGCCAACGCCATAGAGGTGCTGTTTGACGAGCACAAGGCCAACATAACGCGCATTGTCGAGACCGAAAGGTTCGGTCTTCCCGGCTGGTATCGGAAGATGGCTTTGCAGTTCCGTTTCGGAGCAGGTCTCGATGAGAACTACTACGACCCAGATGGCGACTTTGCGGGTACTGACATATATCCCGACCAGTATAATGACGACCGGAATTATCCTCATATAGTAAAGTATGCCTACGCCGAGGAGACGGCAGAACATCTGGGCGTAACCATCAAGATAGCGAAGGAGACGGACGGCGTTCTTTCTCCTCTCGATGACGGCACGGCCGATACGGACAATGAAATTGCTGCATTTACAGCATATATGAACAGGATAAAGCCGGCGGGCATTCCTGTTGCAGTTGTCAACTCGCAGCCCGACCAACTGACACTCTCGCTTCTTGTCAAGTACGACCCGCTGTTACTCAATGCCGATGGTACGCTCATTTCCTCGCCGTCCGACAAGCCCGTTGAAATAGCGATTGAGCAGTATTTAAACAGCATTGACTTCAACGGTCGTTTCGTTCCGATGAAGCTCATCGACGTGGTTCAGGTTGCCGAAGGTGTCAAGATAGCAGAGGTAACTTCTGCCACAGCGCAGCACGCCGGTTACGACCCGCAGCCGATTGGCATTGAATACATGCCCTACGCAGGCTACATGAAGCTGGAATCCTCAAACCTAACCATTAACTACGAGGCTTATGTCTAAATTGATTGAAAAACTGCGGGACTTTATATCGGGTGGCATACCCTTTACGTTGCTTGGTGGTAGTTATCTGGGTCCTCGTCTGGAAGTAATAAAACCTACCAATCTGGGCATTCAGACGTGGCGATGGATAAAAATAATTATCACAAGTGCATTTGAAAGCGTTTGTGGTAAGCTTGTCGGCCTGTCAATGTCAACAGGCAAACTACTTGGAAGACTTGGCTACAACGCACAGTATCCATACCTACAAAAGGCTTTGCGCAGGTACATTGGAGATAGTGCTATTGTTGTATATGATGGTACAACACCGGATGCTGTTGTCGTCATGCCTTCGCAAGAGGAAAACACAGTTGTTATTGATGAGGGTACTATTGTTTGTCCGTCCAACGCCTATATTTTAGCTCCGTTTGTAATCCATAGCGACAATGCGTTATCTACTGCAACAAGGAATCGGATTGCTGCCGAAGCAAACTTGCTGAAGTATGCTGGAACGAGATTTATAATAGATGCTCCATATCCAAGAACTGCAACATCAATCACGGAATAGTAACATAAAATTACAATAACATGAACAGATTACTTGAACCAAACCGCGAGGGCGGCTATCCATTGACGGGCGAGGCTTTGTCCATATTAGGCTCCGATATGCCAGCCTACATCAACTCCATTCTCGAACAAATAACTCTCGACAACTGCGTTGTCTTTCTAAGCAGCAGTTATGCTTATGTGAAATATGGTGGATACAAAGAGATAATGCAGTACACACTTACTAACATAACCCAAGCCGACCTCATAGGCGGTGCAAGGTCGCTTAGTACCATCACAGATACAAGTGCTAGTGATGTTGTTGGCGATACTACGTATACAAACACACGCTGCACACGGAGCATAGCAATACAATCATCACCATTAAACATACCAGAACGTCCTAAATTCTACGACCTCGAAGGTTTGCTAAACCGCAAACTCTTTAATGAAACAGACTACATCAATCAATTAACAGCGACCTCTCAGGAAATAGACGACATAACCATAACGGGGCATGCCATACTAAAGGGCGGTATGGCAGACATAAGTCTTATTCTTAAATTTATAGGCAGCGGTGGTATTTATATCAGTTTGCCCACTGCGCTGCGTAGTAGAGGTGTTGTGAGCATGACATATCAAAACACTAATGGCAATGGTATTTACTATCCGATAGCAAGAATTGTTGATACAACGCTGACAGTAGCAGTCGTTGCTGATAATCATGAAGACGGTTTCGTTGCAGTACATTTTCACTACATGCCAATTTCATCATCCATACCATTACCCAACCCAGACCAAGGTGGTATAACCCCTGGAGAAGTTCCCAGTATTGGATAAAAAAAGAGCGATTGTCGCTCTTTTTTTGTGTACAATTTAATTTAGGTTTTTTGCACAAAATAATTTTGGGAAAATATTCTCCAATATTTTTATTACGGTAAGTACAGTATTGTATGCGGGTTTTGGTTCGGGGAATGCCGCTAATATTTCGTTGGCAAATCCCTGTCCGATGTTCCAGATTACCTGCATCACCTGTTCTTCTCCTTTTGTTAGCTCTTTCATAACTAATCAATTTTAATCGTTAGAATTTTTTG